TTCAAGAAGGTCGGGCAGAAGTTCAAGCGGCGGTTCGCCCGTGATGCGGCCAAGGCCGTCAACCTGATCACCAAGCGTTGGGCCAAGGCCGATGCCCTTGCGGTCGGCCTTCTTCTGATCGAAATGCTGTCGGCCCGCACCAACGTGGTCGAAATCATCACGAAGTTGAATTCCCGTGGGCGGCGTTATTGCGTCATCCAGCCCTCCAAGGACATCAGGCATTGGATCAAGTCGTGCCACGAATACCACGAATCGCTTGAACCGATGTTCTTGCCGACGATTGAGAAGCCGCTTGAGTGGAACAACCCTTGGGTCGGCGGATATGCATCCCTTGAGTGGAAGCCGAGGCCGCTGGTCAAGAGCAGGTCGAAGGCGTATCAGGAATCGCTATCATCGTCGCTGTCTTCACAGGTCTACTCGGCGGTGAACTTCATCCAGAACACCCCGTGGACCGTCGATGGCTACATCATGGAACTCGTCCGTGAATGCTGGAAGGACGGCATAGCCATCGATGGCCTTCCTCCGTCACGGGACGAGGAACTGCCCACCAAGCCGATCAACATCGACACGGATCAGGAGGCTCGTCGCCAATGGCGAAAGGCTGCGGCCAAGGTCCACTTCCTGAACGAGTCGTATGAATCGCAGCGGCTGCTGACGCTCAAGTCGCTCTTCATCGCTGACAAGATGTCGGCCCACGGTCGGCTGTGGTTCCCCCACCAACTTGACTTCCGTGGTCGTGGATATCCGCTCCCCCTGTTCCTGCACCCACAGGGAGTTTCCTATGCCAAGGCCATGCTTCGCTTCGCTGATGGTGCGCCTCTGAAGACCGATGCCCAGCAGTTTCCCCTGTACGTTCAGGTGGCCAACAAGTACGGCATCGACAAGTTGCCGCTGAACGAGCGTGTCAAGTGGGTCGAGGAGAATCGGCACGACATCGAACGTATCGGCAGCGGAAACCTGAGTGCTGGGCTGTGGCGAGATGCTGACGAGCCGTTCGCCTTTGTCGCGGCCTGTCGTGAGATCCACGGCATGTGGAAGCATGGTCATGGATTCGTCAGCAGCCTTCCGATTGCCATGGATGCAACGACACAGGGCCTTCAGATCTATTCGATGCTGCTCCGCGACCCGGTCGCTGGTCTTGCCACCAATGTCCTGCCATCCGACAAGCCATCCGATCCTTACCAGTTCGTGGCCCTGAAGGTCATCGACAGGCTCAAGGGATCCGATGACCCGTTGGCCGCCCAGTTGCTCCACTTCGGAATCGACCGGACCACCACCAAGCGTCAGACGATGACCCTGCCATACGGCCTGACCCTGCATTCCTGCATCAACTACACGCGGGAATGGCTTGAGGACAAGGTGCGGAAGAACGGCAGCAACCCATTCGGGCTTGAGATGTACAGGCCCGTGGCCTTCCTCGGCAAGATCATCTGGGAATCCATCGGTGATGTGGTTGGTTCCGCCCAGCGAGGCATGGACTTCATCCGGGCTTGCATGGCCGTGCTGATCGACAACGATGTCACTCCCCATTGGATGACGCCCATCGGCTTTCCAGTCCGAATGCGGTACGAGAACTACGATGTGGTCACCGTTTCGACACGCATCGGGGCCAAGGCCAAGGTGCTGTCCCTCCGGCAGGAGAATGGAACCCAGTCCAAGCGCAAGGCCCTGAATGGAGGTCCAGCCAATTACATCCACTCACTTGACGGATTCGGTGGATTGCTTGGCCACACGATCAACCTCTGCGCCGCGAACAAGGTCAACCATCTCGGCTCAGTCCACGACCAGATCATGTGCCTGTCTTCCGATTACCTGACGGTCTCGTCGTGCGTCCGTGAAGCCACAGTTGACATTTTCTCGCGGGATCTGCTAAACGAGTTCCGTCAGGGGGTCTTGACAATGCTCCCTTCTTCTGTTATACTACCTGAAGTTCCAGAGTACGGTTCTCTGGACGTTTCAAAGGTAAGGGACTCCGACTACTACTTCAACTGAGTCTAGAGTCTAGAGTCCAAAGGAGAACTCACATGAGTGCCACAGCAAAGAAGAAGTTCGTTCGCCTCACGACCCCGGTCGGCACGGCCATCTACCCACGGCTGACCACGCCCGACACCAAGTTCGACAAGGACGGCGTGTACAGCGTGGACCTTGAACTCGACAGCACCAACAAGGAGGCCGCCGCGTTCATCTCGTCGCTCCAGAAGGCTGCTGACGAGGCGTACAAGGCAACCTGCGAGAGCAAGGGCGGAAAGAAGTTGAAGCGGGCCGATCTCCCCATCAAGGACGGCGAGGGAGACATGGTGCGAGTCAAGTTCAAGTTGAAGGCCAAGGCGGGCAACGACGAGAAGTCATGGGCGCAGAAGCCGATGATCTTCGACGCATCCGGCACAGCGATCCAGACCCCGCCGAACGTGGGCTCCGGTTCCCGCATCAAGGTGGCCTTCGAGGTCGTTCCGTTCTTCACCGCCATGATCGGCGCGGGCGTGAGCCTTCGCATGAAGGCGGTGCAGATCATCGACCTGACCGAGTACACCCCCGGAGATCGCTTTGATGCCTATGGCTTCACCGCCGATCCGAAGGGCTTCAAGGCGCAGGAGGCTGCGACCGAGGCGGCCACGGACACCGACGAGGACAACGACTTCTGATGAAGATCGTCCTGTGGGTTGATCCGACCCCGGCAAGCCGCCCCCGAGTTTCTCGGCGGGGGTTTGCCTACTACGGAAAGACCTACGAGCGGTTCCGCCGAGAGGCAAAGGCAGCCCTTGCGGCCATCAAGAAGCCCAAGGGCTGCCCCCTCTCGGGGCCCCTGCATGTAAAGATCTCTTTCTTTTGTCGGTCGCCTAAGAAGCCATCGAATCTTTGGCCAGTAGGCGACATCGACAATCACATCAAGTCGATCCTCGACTCGCTCAACGGATGGGCGTGGGAGGACGATGTCCAGATCATGTGCATCGAAGCCACCAAGCAGTACGGCAGAGAGCCACGAATCGAAATCGAATGGGAAGAACGAAATGACCAGCCGCAGCGAATCGGAGTTCGTACAGCATGAACCGTGCCCCGGATGCGGGAGCAAGGACAACCTCGCCCGTTACACGGATGGACACGGGTACTGCTTCGGGTGCAAGTACTACGAGAACCCCACGAATCCAGTTGAGACAACTGGCCTTCCAAGAAGGACAGACCTGATCCCGGTGGACTTCTCCTCCCTCAAGAAGCGTGGAATCAGCGAGGAGACCTGTCGGTTCTTCAAGTACGGGATCGGCCAGTTCAACAACCAGACCGTTCAGGTCGCCCAATACATCAAGGACGGGGAGGTGGTGGCCCAGAAACTCCGCTTCCCGTCCAAGGACTTCATCAGCATCGGTGACACCAAGTCGCTGCCGCTGTACGGAATGCACCTGTGGCGTGACGGAGGCCGCATGGTCACGGTTACCGAGGGAGAAGTGGATGCCCTCACCGTGAGCCAACTCTTCGGCAACAAGTGGCCTGTTGTCTCCGTCCCCACGGGTGCGTCCGGTGCCATCAAGGCGTTCCAGAACAACCTAGAGTGGCTGGAGAAGTTCGACTCGGTAGTGATCATGTTCGATGACGATGAGCCGGGGCGCAAGGCGGCCAAGGAGTGCGCCATGCTGCTGACTCCCGGCAAGGCCAAGATCGGGACGATCCCGAACTTCAAGGACGCGAACGAAGCCCACATGGCTGGCGAAGGAAAGAAGGTGATCGATGCTGTCTATGGTGCGAAGGCTTACAGGCCGGATGGCGTGGTACTTGGGTCTGATCTTTGGGACGCAGTCAACGAAGACGATCCCAACGATTCGATACCCTACCCTTGGTCAGCCCTCAACGAGAAACTGCTTGGCATTCGTAAGGGCGAACTGGTCGTACTCACATCAGGTACTGGTATTGGGAAGTCATCCGTGTGCAGGGAGATGGTCTGCCACCTCATCCGATCCGGCAAGAAGGTCGGACTGCTCATGCTTGAAGAGTCCGTCAAGCGAACGGCACGGAACCTCATGGGCATCCACCTCAATGCACCGCCCTACTTTTGGGCAGATCGTGGAGTCTCTGAGGAGCAGAAGCGAGAGGCATTCGATGCGACCGTGGCGAAAGTTGTACTTTTCGACCACTTCGGATCGGTTGACCCGGAGAACCTCCTCGCACGAACCCGGTACATGATCAAGTCGTGCGGTTGCGACTACATCTTCCTCGACCACCTGTCCATCGTCGTGTCGGGCCTCGGTGATGGGGACGAGAGGCGGCTCATCGACAACGCGATGACCTCCCTGCGCTCACTCGTCGAGGAGACACAGGCGGCCATGTTCGTTGTCTCTCACCTCCGCAGACCGGACGGCGACCGTGGGCATGAGGAAGGTGCAACCACCTCGCTTGCCCAACTCCGAGGCTCCCACTCCATTGCCCAGTTGGCTGATGCGGTGATCGGTCTGGAGCGGAATCAGCAGGGCGAGAACCCAAACGAACTGGTGCTGCGGGTACTCAAGAACCGATTCACCGGAGACACAGGTGTTGCCGGGATGTTGCGCTACTTCAAGGAAACCGGACGGCTTGCAGAAGTCGAAATGGAGATGAACGATGACATTTGATCCCCCGCAGTTTGAGATGTCGGAGTCTGGCAAGGAGTTTCAGAAGGCTCTTGCAGCGCAGTACGAACGATTTTACGGCATCATCGACAGGCTCACCGCCGAGCGCGACGAGGCGAGGCGGGAGGTGTCGTTCCTCCGGCCAAGCGTTTGTCTGGGAGCGCAGACCGCACACGAATACGCAGAGTCTCGCGGTTGGGACTGCTTTGAGAAGCCAAAGACGGAACAGCAAAAGGCAATGGATCGACTCTCACAACTTGACGAGGAGTGTGGACTATGAGCGGCGAATGCAACATCTGCAACAACCACGGATGCGTGGAAACAAACCATGAGGTTGTGCTGCTTGACTGGATGGGCAACGACGATTCCATCGTCAATGCTGCCCGCGTGTCGTTCGACAAGTGGGCCGACAATTACACCCAAGAGCAGAATCTATCTCTCTTGGACTTCTTGGCGAAGCACAACCATTGGTCTCCGTTCGCCCACACTTGCCTGAAGTTCCGCATCAGGGCACCGATCTTCGTCGCCCGCCAACTGGCGAAGCATCAGGTCGGATTGGTGTGGAACGAGGTCAGTCGCCGTTATGTCAAGACCGACATCGAAATGTGGAGGCCCGACCGTTCATTCCGCAAGGCTGCCCCCAATGTCAAGCAGGGCAGCAGCGAGGAACTGGTGGACAATCCGGTGCTGATCTCGGACTACATCTACGCGGTTGAACTTGCCAAGAGGACCTACGAGAACCTTCTCAGGCAGGGCGTATGTCCTGAACAGGCAAGAGCCGTCCTTCCCCAAGGGATGTACACGGAATGGATCTGGACAGGTTCCCTCCTTGCCTTCCACCGCGTAGTAACGCAGCGCACACACAGTACCGCCCAGAAGGAGACACAGGAGATCGCGCATTGCATCGCTCGGAACTGTGACGAATACTTTCCCGCCGCTTGGCAAGCATTGCAGAGATACACATGATCACGCGGTCAATGAAGCGAATCGTGCTGAGCATCGTTGAGTCCTCAAGAGAGGCAGTCGATGCTTGGCGAAGACACTCCAACAACAAGACGATCCAAAGCCGCGCACAAGTGTTAAAGGCTTTTGAACGTTTAGAACAGGCCGTCAATCGGCTAGACAGGATTTCAGATGCAAAAGAGAAAGTTGACTGAAGAGCAGGTCAAGGAGATTCAGGAGATGGCCAAGACAACCATAAAGCGGGTGGACATCGCCCGACTCTATGGCGTGAGTCCCCAACTCATCTCCACGGTGATCCAGTACGGGTACACAGACAGGAGGCCCGACAAGAAGCGAGACCGGAGCAAGATGCCGAGCGGGGAGTTCGAGAGTTGGGAGGCCCTTGCACGGGATTACAACCTCCTGTACCCTGACGATAAGCCGCTCAACGGTGCCGAGATCAAGGCCATTCACGATCTCGCCATCAAGAAGATCATGCAGACATGGGCCGAAGAGGGCCTAGTCGCCGCCGACTTCCTCTAGACTCTAGACTCAAGGAGAACGCAATGAAGGTCTACTTCGACATCGAAACCAACGCGCTCAACGACTGGCTGCACCTGAGCGACCTCAAGACGATCCTGTGCATGGCCGTCAGCGTTGACGGTGCAGACCCGGAGATCGTGGACATCAAGGACGGGCTGACCCTTCTCCAGAACGCGGACGAGGTCATCGGTCACAACATCATGTCCTTCGACATTCCTGCCCTGACCAAGAAGCATCCCACCTTCTGGGTCAAGCGCATGACGGACACTCTGCTCATGGCTCGTCTGCTCCATGCGGATCAGCGTGAGCGGGACTTCCAGACCAAGGACTTCCCGAAGGAGTTGATCGGCAGCCAGTCCCTCAAGGCTTGGGGCGTTCGACTTGGGATGCTCAAGGCCGATGCCCCGGACTTCAGCGAGGACACGGTTCAACTCCGCGAGTACTGCAAGCAGGATGTCCGCGTCACCGTGGAACTGCACAAGCACCTGCTGTCCCACAAGGCCATGCCCCTCGCTGAGAAGGCTTGCATCCTCGAACATCGGTTCGCCCAGATCATCCGTGAGCAGGAGCAGGTTGGCTTCCCCTTCGATGTCGATGCCGCCCGTAGGCTCCATGCGGACCTGCTGAAGGCCAACCTCGCCATCGAACAGGAACTTCAGAAGGCATTCCCGCCGATCACCACGGAGCGCACCTCCGCGAAGACCGGAAAGCCCCTGAAGCCGAAGGTCGAGGTGTTCAACCCCGGCAGCCGGGTCCAGATCGCCTCACGCCTGATGGATCGTTATGGCTGGAAACCCACCGAGTTCACCCCGGATGGCAAGCCACGGGTCGATGAAGCCGTGTTGTCTTCGCTTGGATACAAGGAGGCAGACCTCCTCAGCGACTACCTGACCACGCAGAAGCGGCTCGGGCAGTTGGCTGACGGCGACGAAGCGTGGCTCAAGTTGGTCGGCACCGACAACCGGATCCACGGACGGGTCAACACCAACGGAGCCATCACCGGACGCTGCACCCACCGCAATCCCAACATGGCCCAGATCCCTTCGGCTCCCGAGTACCGCAGCCTGTTCACCGCCTCCAAGGGCAAGGTGCTGGTAGGCGTCGATGCATCTGGTCTGGAACTCCGCTGCCTTGCCCACTTCCTAGGTCGATACGACAAGGGCGAGTATGCGAAGGCTATCCTTGAGGGAGACATCCATTGGGCCAACGCCATTGCCTTTGGCCTGACCAAGGATGCCGTGCAGGACAAGTCCAACCCAGAACACAAGGCTGCCCGCAACCAAGCCAAGGGAGCCATCTACGCCCTGATCTACGGGGCTGGCAACGACAAGTTGGGCATGGTTCTTGGAGGCGACAGGAAGCGCGGCTCCAAGGCCCGTGCCAACTTTGAGGCCAAGGTCCCGGCTTACCTCAGGCTCAAGGAGGATGTCTCCACCGCTCTGGCCGCCAATGGCTTCCTGCGAGGCGTGGACTCCCGTCCCCTGTACCCGAGGTCGGAACACGCGGCACTCAACACCCTGCTTCAGTCCGCTGGTGCCGTGGTGATGAAGGCCGCTTGCGTGATTGCTTGGGATGCCTTCCTGTCCAAGGGCATCGAAGTCGAACAGGTTGCCTCGGTCCATGACGAATACCAATTCATCGTTTCTCCATGGGATGGAGACCAAGTTGGTAAGATCGTGGTCAAGGCCATCCAACAGGCCGGAAAGGACCTTGGCTTCCGATGCCAACTGGACGGCGAGTACCGAGTGGGGGCAAACTGGGCAGAAACACATTGAACGCCTATGCCGCTGGATTGCTTGATGGCGAGGGGTGCATACGGTGGAACCGTACCCCTTCCGTCGAAGTGACCAACAAGCACTACGGTGTTCTCATGTACATGCAGGACAGGTGGGGCGGGAGCGTCAGACTCAAGGATGAGGACATCTTTGTATGGACGCTTTGCGGATCAAACGCCCTCTCCTACCTGTCCTGCGTGGCTCAGTACTCAATCATCAAGTATCCCCAGATCGTCGCCCTGTTCGCGGCTTCGGCTGCCAAGGACAAGGATGAGCGCGAACGGCACATCAACTCCCTGAAGAGGCTCAAGCATGTCTACACCCATTGAATTCATGGAAACCGATGAACTCCTGCACGAACTGAAGAAGCGATACGAGGAAATGCTCTTCATCGGCTACAGGGCAAAGGGCAAGGGCGAGGACAACTACAGCATTGCCGTGAAGGCTTCGCTGCATGGTTCCTATGGTCTGATCGAAGTCCTGACTCGGGCAACGGACGCCCAATCGGAGGAATGACCATGAGGACGCTGCTGATCGACGGAGACATCCTGATCTATTCCATCTGCTCCGCTGCGGAGTATGTGGCACGATTCGATGAGGACACCGATGTCGCCTTCTGCAACGTGAACGAGGCCCTCGTCACCTGCATTTCCAGAGTGGAGGAGTGGAAGGTCAAGTTGGACGCCTCCTTTGCGGTGGTGGCTTTCACGGGCAACGACAACTTCCGAAAGCACATCTACCCGCAGTACAAGGCCCATCGGAAGTCCTGCCGAAAGCCCTGCGGCTACAAGCCCGTCAAGGAGATGCTGGCTTCCGCGTTCTTCGTCAAGGAAGAAGCAAGGCTTGAGGGAGATGACATTCTTGGAATTCTTTCTACCGAAGGAACCTACGAGAATCCGATCATCGTTTCATCGGACAAGGACCTGAACTGCATTCCCGGCGGCCTGTGGAACCCCGACAAGGACGATGAGCCGCGTTTCATCACGAAGCAGGAAGCCGACAGGAACTGGCTCATGCAGACCCTGACCGGGGACAAGACCGATGGGTATCCCGGACTTGAAGGCGTGGGCCCGGTCTCTGCCGCCAAGATCCTGAAGAACGGAACGTGGGAAGAGGTCTTGAATGCCTACACCACCGCCGGATTCAACGAGGAATATGCTCTGACTCAGGCCCGGTGTGCCCGGATCCTGCGCCATGGGGAATACGACTGGGACACCAAGGAGGTCAAACTATGGATACCATGAATCGAAGCCGACTTCTCACCCTTCACAAGGAACTCTGCGACGAGGCCCGATCCCTGTCGGAGAGGAAGAACCACGATTACAGCGGGGGAAAGGACGATACGCATCCCTTCCTGAACTTCACCCGTTGCGAGGCCATGGGCATCTGCAAGACGGAGGCTGGCATCTTGGTTCGACTGACCGACAAAATGTCACGCCTGTCCACCTTCATCACCACGGGGGAATTCAAGGTCAAGGATGAGGCCCTTCGGGATACCATTCTGGACATCGTCAACTACTCCGTGATCCTCTACGCCTACACACAGAGCCAGAAGAACCATGAATGACCTTGCTTCTAAGGAAGGTTTTCTTTTTCCGTGCCCTAGGCTGACGCCTGAACTGCTCAGTTTCCTGAATCAGACGTTTCCTGAGAAGTGTGCAGACCCCAGTCAGCCGATGCCGGATATCTTCTTCGCCTCCGGGCAACGCTCGGTGGTACGGTACTTGATCCGCCTTTTTGAGGAGCAACAGGAATAATGTGTACTCGTTCAATGCCCGCGCCCCCCGCACCTGAGCCCGTGAAGTTGCCTGAGGCTCCCCAGATTCCCAACGTGGTGGCCCCGACGATCACTCAGTCCACTCCTGCGGCTCCCGAGCAGCAGAACCTGTTCAAGCGGCGCGGCAAGCGGGCTCTTACCATCCAGATGGGTTCGACTGCCGGAACCAAGATTCCCGGAGCCTAAGCAATGGCTGAAATCGGCAAGGCCCTTTATCTGAATCTAGAGACCAAGCGGTTCTCCTACCTCGAAAGGGCCCGCGACTGCTCTAGGCTCACTCTTCCGCACCTGATCCCGGATGAGGGAGACAAGACCGCCAGCAAGTTCCCCGCTCCCTACCAGTCGGTGGGTGCGCGTGGGGTGAACAATCTGGCCTCTGCCCTGCTGCTTTCGCTGTTGCCTCCAAACGCTCCGTTCTTTCGATTCGTGATCGATCCGAAGGCGGCCAAGAATCTGGATCAACTGTCTCCACGGGCCCGCTCCGAAGCCGAGCAGAGCCTGTCGGAGATGGAGCGTCTGGTCATGAAGGAGATTGAGGGCCAAAGCATCCGCGTAGGTCTCTTTGAGGCCCTCAAGCAGTTGATCGTGGCCGGAAACGTCCTCATCTACCTGCCCGACGAAGGCCCAATGCGGGTTATCCGGCTTGACCGATATGTGGTTAAGCGCGACCCCATGGGCAACGTCCGCAAGATCGTGGTCAAGGAGACCGTGGCTCCTGCGGTGCTTCCTCCCGAGGCTGCGGCCATCGCCAAGACCTGCATGTGCGCCCATGAGGACACGGTGGACATCTACACCTGCTGCTACACCCTGCCAGACGGTAAGGTTGAGGTGCATCAGAAGATCGGGGACACCATCCTTCCCGATTCCGTGTCCATCTACCCGGCTGAACGGAATCCGTTCTTTGCACTTCGCATGAACAGGGTTGACGGCGAGGACTATGGTCGCTCCTACGTCGAGCAGTATTACGGGGATCTTGTCTCCATCGACAGCCTGTCCAAGAGCATCTTGGAGGCCGCCGCAGCCATGGCCAAGGTTCTGTTCTTGGTGAACCCTGTCGGCAGCACCCGAGCCAAGAAGATCGCCCAGAGTCCAAACGGGGCAATCATCGAAGGCAATGCCGCCGATGTCACCGTTCTTCAGGTCCAGAAGGCAGCCGACCTCAGCGTTGCCCTCCAGACCATGAACAGCGTGAATGAGCGGCTGTCCTACGCCTTCATGCTGACCGAAGCATCGATTCGGAATGCGGAGCGGGTGACTGCGGAGGAGATCCGGCTGGTCACGCAGAGCATCGAACGGCAGTTGGGCGGGATCTACAGCCTCCTGTCCCTTGAATTCCAGTTGCCCCTTGTCAACCGCATGATCGACCGACTGACCAAGTCGAAGAAGATGCCCAAGATCAACAAGGACTTCATCACCCCAACCATCGTCACGGGCATTGATGCCCTTGGCCGTGGAAACGACCTGAATCGTCTGGATATTTATCTCCAAGGAATTGCCCAGATTCTCGGCCCCGGCGGTCTTCAGCAGTACATTGATTTCCGGGAATACATGAATCGCCGTGCCGCCTCTCTCGGCATCGACACGGCGGGTCTGGTCAAGACGGAAGAGCAGATCGCGCAAGAGCAGCAAGCCGCAATGCAGCAGCAGATGCTCATGCAACTGGGTCCTCAAGCCGCGCAGACCATGGGCAACATTGCTGAGAAGCAGATGACACAACCGCAATGAGCAATCACCAGCAAGTCACCATCGTCCGGGATACCGCAGAGTCAAACAACGAGACTGATGCTCTGGCTCAGGCCATGAATGAGCAGTCTCAGCCCGCAGCATCCGAGCCCGCTCAGGAACAACGTCCGGGCTGGCTTCCCGAGAAGTTCCAGAGTGCCGAAGACCTTGCCAAGGCTTACGGGGAACTTGAGAAAAAGATCGGAACCAAGGCTGCTGACCTGAGCGGGCTGGACAAGTACACGCAGGAATTCTCCGAAAGCGGAGACCTGAGCGACGAGTCGGTCAAGGCCATTGCTTCCATGGGCATTCCCGAACCCCTCGTTCGAGCCTATGTCGAAGGTCAGAAGGCCGTTCAGCAGGGGAACATCAATGCCGTGATGTCCATCGTCGGTGGCGAAGACCAGTACTCTGCCATGACTGAATGGGCTGCCTCTGCGCTTGATGAATCGGAGGTTGACGCCTTCAACAAGATCATGGATGGCGGCGACATGTCTTCCATCCGAATGGCCGTGCAGGGCCTCAAGGCCCGCTATGAGCAGACCAATGGCATGGTCAGGGGGCGTCTGATTCAGGGCGAAACCACGGGACCGAGCGGCGGGGCTTTCCGCAGCATCGCTGAGATCGTGGCAGCCATGAAGGATCCCCGGTATGCCAAGGACCCCGCATATCGCAAGGATGTCGAGCAGAGGGTCGCCATTTCCAACGCACTTGGAGTGAACCGATGAAGAGCAACATGAAGACCACCGTACTCGGGATCGCCACCATCGTCACCGCTGTTTCCTCAGCCGTGATGGCACTTCTGGACGGCAATCCTGCCACTACCTTTGATGTCGCCGCCGTCATCGCGGCTTGCACGGCAGGTCTCGGCCTCATCGTGGCCAAGGATGCCAAAGAGTGATGTGGGGATGGGTCAAGGAACTTGTTGCAGCCATCCTTGAATTCATCGAACGCTTGGTATCTAAGGAAACTTATGCGAAAGATGCTGACCCTGACGCTGGTGGCGTTCGCTCTCGTTTCCTTCGCCGGGTGCGGAACCACCGTGCTGATCGTCCAGCCGGGAACCCCGGTTCAACTTGCGGAGCCTGTGAAGGCCCATGTGTTCATCGTCCAGAAGGACGGGACTCGGGTCAAGTCGGCCAATCGGGTTGATATCCCGGCTGGCTGGTGGGCTGCTGATGTGCCCGAAGAGACCACACAGGCTGCGCCGTGAGGCATTGACCCTCACCTGATTCGCGTAGGCCATCGGGACTCCTCAGAGGAATCTGGGGAGTCTCTTTCTTTCTCCGGCTAAAAGATGGGCCGGGGAGGTGCTTGAAGCGGCGGCCCCTTGCGAGGGACAACCGAGGCAGAAGGCATTCAATCATCTACAACCGTAACTTTCACTTAGGAAACACACAATGCCTGAATTTGTTCAGCCGTCCCGTCTGGGACAGGCGTACAGCGGGTCCTACGGGGCTGACGCTGATGCACTCTTCCTGAAGGTCTTCAGCGGTGAGATCATCACCACCTTCGAGAAGTACAACGTGATGATGCCTCTCCACCGTGTTCGCACGATCCAGAGCGGCAAGTCTGCTACCTTCCCGGTGACTGGCGTGGCTGGTGCCAAGTACCATGTCCCCGGCGAGTCCGTCCTCAGCGAGGCCACGGGCGCACAGGCTTATGCCAGCGGCGTTACTGGTGGCGCAACCTACGGCAGCCCGGTTCAGTTTGACACGGGCAACAGCGCATCGTCCAAGTACCTCAGCCGCTTCAAGCACAACGAGAAGGTCATCTTCATCGATGATGTGCTTGTCTCCAGCGTCTTCGTGGCCGACATCGATGAGATGAAGAACCACTACGATGTTCGCAGCATCTACAGCACGGAGATCGGTCGCGCTCTGGCCTACACGGCTGACAAGAACCTGATCCGCAGCGTGATCGCTGGTGCCCGTAAGAGCACGGATCGCTTCGGCGGTTCGACGGCTTCGGACGGCTACCTCGGTGCCCGTATTCGCGCTGGTTCTACTGCCACGCCCACGGGTGATGAACTGCTGGATGCCTTCTTCGTGGCTGCCCAGAAGATGGACGAGGCCAATGTCCCCTCGGAGGACCGCTTCGCCATCCTGCCTCCGGGCGAGTACTACAAGATGGTCAACAGCCAGTCCGATGCCATCAACCGCGACTATGCGGGTGAGGGCAGCGTGGCCCGTGGCGAGATCATCCGGGTTGCTGGCATCCAGATCATGAAGAGCAACCATGTGCCGACTGCTGATGAGCGCACCTCTGGTGGCACTCCTGATCCGCTGCACGGTGCTACGGGTGTCAAGAACGATGTGAGCGGTACTGCTGATGATGGCTACTCTGGCCTCAACTACACCAGCACCCGTGGCATCATCTTCCACCGTGAGGCTCTCGGCACGGTCAAGTTGATGGACCTCTCGCTGGAGTCGGAGTACATCATGGAACGCCTTGGTACGCTCATGCTTGCCAAGTACGCCATGGGTCACAACGTCCTCCGCGAGGAGTGCTGCTACGAACTCTACGCCACGGCCTAATAGCCGGGTGTAGATCACTTCCTCTGGAATGAAGAGGGGGTGGTTCCCTTAGTTGGGTTCCACCCCCTCTTTTCTTTGAGTCTAGGATCCTAGAATGGCCCTGACCAAGACCACCAAACTCCAAGCCATCAACACGATGCTGTCTGTCGTTGGTGAGCCCCCGATCAACTCCCTGACGGCACAGCGGTCCGACTCCCTGATTGCCCAGACCATCTTGGATGAGGTCACCCGTGAGGTCCTGTCCTATGGCTGGCAGTTCAACACCGATGACGGCATTGAGATGTCCCCGGAAACGGCCACGGGATTCATCTACGTCAGCGACAGCATCGCCCGCATCGACATGGATCCTGCCTACAGCAACTACGATGTGGTGATGCGCGGCAATCGGCTGTACAACCGGAAGACCAATTCCTACCAGTTCTCCGAAACCATCAAGGTCATCCGGGTGAACCTCATGGACTTCGATGAAATGCCGGAGGTGGCCAAGCGGTATATCACCGTGCGGTCATCTAGGATCTTTCAGGATCGAATGGTCGGATCCCAGACGCTTCACGGCTTCACCGCACAGGACGAGGTCGGTGCCCTTGCCCGCCTGTCCGAGTACGAGAACGAGGTGGGGGACTACACGATCTTTGACAGCCCCGATGTCTGGCGTACCATGATCCGCGAAGGCTCTTACCGAGTGTCCTGATGCCCCTGATCACCTCCTCAATCCCAAACTTCATTGGCGGCGTGAGCCAGCAGCCCTCTGCCGTCCGTGCCGCAAACGAGGCTCAGGAAATTGAGAATGCGGTTCCATCGCCCGTCGAGGGGTTGATGAAGAGGCCGCCAACGGAACACCTGTTTGCCTTTGCCTCGTCGGCTGGGACGCTGAGGACTGCCAGCACTTCTCAGCCTCCGTTCATCCACATGGTTGAGCGGGACGAGTCGGAGCGGTATCTGTTGTCGGTGCAGCAGGACGGGACGCTGGACATCTACGATCTGGCGGGTAACAGGAAGACGCTGTATGTGGACGGGGCTACGACCCTAGGGACCGCCACGGCTGATCAGCGGAAGATCTTGACCATCGGTGATGTGTCGTTCATCCTGAATACCACCACCACGGTGACGGCTCCTGCCACGCTCTCCTCCAGCACCCCGACCGACTACGCACGGTCTGGGCTTCTGTGGATTCGACAGGCCAACTACAACCGGGAACACACGGTGAAGTTGAAGGCTGGCGCGACCACGACCATCTTCACCCACCACACTCGGACAAAGGTGATTACTAACGCCGGGTCCAGCGGAACCAACGGCACCTACACGAATGTGCAGTTGACCTATGTGTCAGGTACCAAGGCATCGACTTATCCAACAGCCACAATCGTGGTATCCGGTGGAAAGGTTACGAAGGTAAATCTTCTAACCAATGGAAACGAATGGGAATCAGCAAACCTCAGCGTCAAGTTGACCGCTGCTCCGGGAAACATCGGAAATGTCAACAACTTTGAAGTTGAAATTGCTGCGCTTGCCACCGGAGAACTCGGAACCGAGCATGTCGCTGACGCGCTGTTTACTGGAGACTGCGCTGGCTACATCGGCCCTGTCGGCGGCATCGATGCTCACGCCACCTATGGGAACTCCACGCATCAGGACGGCGTGATCTACCTCCAGTCCACCGCCGACTTCACGGCCGAACTGGTCGATGACTTTGCCGGAGAGGGAATCATCTTCATCCGTGACGAGGTGGTCCGCTTTGAGGATCTGCCTCCTTCGGCACCCCATGGCTACACCGTGCGTGTCCTCGGCAGCCCCGAGTCGGACATCGATGATTACTATGTCAAGTTCGTGGCAGACAACGGAACTTTCTCCCGTGGGATCTGGGAGGAGACCGTTGCTCCGGGCGTGAAGTACCTCTGGACCAACTCCACGCTTCCCGCGATCCTGATCCGGCAGTCTGACGGCACCTTCATGCTGAAGTACGCCGATGGCAGCACTCCGGGATCCAATGTCCCTGCCGGGGCTGACTACAGCACCTACAAGTGGACCAATCGACTGGTCGGCAACGACGAGACCAATCCCTACCCGTCCTTCCTCGGGCTGAAGATTCAGGACATGGTGTTCCACCAGAACAGGCTTGGAATCATGTCTGGAGAGAACATCATCTTCAGCGGGACTTCCGAGTTCTTCAACTTCTTCCGAACCACCACGCTCGACATCTTGGACACGGATCCAATCGATGTCGCGTCCTCCAGCCCCCGCATCGGGAAGATCATGGCGGCAATCCCGTTCAACCGGGATCTGATCCTGTTCACGCCCAACAGCCAGATGGTCCTTCGGGGTGGCGACATCCTGTCTCCGAAGTCCATCGCAATCATTCCCGCTGCGGATTTCGAGAACCAGTCCTCCACGATCAAGCCATTCCCATCGGCAAATTCGATCTTCTTCACGTTCTCGAATGGCGGCTATGTCGGGATGCGTGAACTGATCCCACAGCCATCTCTGGACGGGGCCTATCTGGCCAACGACCTGACGAACAGCGTGTCCCGGTACATCCCCGGTTCTCCCTCGCACCTCACCGCCACGACCCACGACAACATTGCCTTCATCGTGTCGCAAGGCAATCTCTACGGATACCGCTACTTCAACAGCAACAACGAGCGGCTCCAGTCTGCGTGGTTCAAGTTCACGTTCGCAAACTCCCTTAGTGGTGCAACCAGTTTTGCCAAGGCCATCTGGGCTGGGTTCATCGAATCAGACCTGTACATCGCCTTCATGCGGACGGCCACCAATTCCACCACGGGCTACATCACCATGGAAAAGGTGCGGATGGGGGCTGGGGTGAACGATGTCACGATCAGCGGGAAGGACTGGATTACCAACCTAGACCAACGCAAGCACTATGCCGCTGGGCAGGGGACGTATGACGCGAATACGGGTAGGACCACGTTTACCCTTGCTGCACCCCTGTCCTACGGGAACGTGCAGGTTGTCACCGTAGACGGCTATGTCCTGTCGGTGGTGTCTGGAACCAACTATGCGCCGGGAACCGCAGGAACGGTCGTGGTAGCCGGAAACTGGAGCGCAAAGGCAGTCTGGATCGGCGTCCCATACACGATGACTTACCAGTTCTCGACCCCCTACCTCAAGTCTGGAAAGAACGTGTCGATCCTGAGTGGCCGATATCAACTTCGGTATCTGACGCTGCAATATGCCAATACTGGCTATTTCCGGGTCACCGCATCAATCGGCAATGGCGACACCTATACCTACCCATTTACTGGGGAGATCCTCGGAATAGCCACCATTGGGTCAAGCAACATCACTTCAGGGACGTTCAGGGTTCCGGTGCATTCAAAGAACGAGAACGTGACGGTGAAGATCCTGAATGACTCCCACCTGCCTTCCAAGATCCTGAGCGGGGAACTCGAAGCCTATTACAATGACCGGGCCCAAAGGTACAATGCTTGATTGACGCCCGGAGAACAGTACTACCAGACCTACCCCATGTCGCCAAGGCCATGCGTCCAGAAGACCGGGCCGAAATCGTGGCGGCGTCTGGAGAAAGCCCTAGGCAAGCCCTGTTTCGCGGCTATATCGCTTCTGATGAATGTTACACCGTCTACCGGGTCTCTGACGGGCTTCCTCTGGCTGTCTTCGGCAACAAGGTCATTGACCCGAAACTGTCTGCCATCGTGTGGCTTCTGGCCAGCACGGACCTTTTGCAGCACAAGTGGGAATTTCTGCGTAAGTCGAGGGAATGGGTTGAACGGTTTCAAGACAAAGTTCCGCTCCTGTACAATGCGGTCGATCAGCGAAATGCCCTTCACATCCGCTGGCTTTCTTGGGTAGGGTTCAGTTTTATTGGTACGGTAAGGGGAAGGAACAATGAACCATTCATTGAGTTCGCCAGACTCAGATGCCGCGACTGAACTCCAAAGAATCTTGGGGCAGCATCCGCAGGTTCAGTTGGAGACATCCCACCTGCTGCACGGGTCGATGTATGCCAGAACCATCCTGATCCCGGCTGGAACCGCGCTTGTCGGAACCCTGACGAACCTCGACAACATCTGCATTGTCCTTGGGGACATCACGGTAACGACCGATGAGGGATCCATGCGGCTGACCGGATATCACATTCTTCCCGCAAGCAAGGGATACAAGCGAGTCGGCTTGGCTCATTCCGATACCTATTGGACAACCCTGATCCACACTTCCCACACTTCCGTGGCTGATGCTGAAGACGAGATGACCAGCGAAAGCCATCTTCTACAGACAAGAAACCTCGCATTACCGGAGTCCTGAATGGCATTCGTAGCCGTAGCAATCGGTGTTGGAGTCGCCTCTACTGCCGTGAATCTGGCAGCCCAATCCAAGGCGGCAAACGAGCAGAATCGATACCGCCGTGACCTTGGGATTTCCCAGAACAAGCAGTACGAGCAGAATGCCGCAGCCGTTGTCCGTGATGTCGGGCTCCAGATCGACCAACTGGCACAGCGTGACATTGAGACCGCCGCAGCGACCCGGATGCAGTTGGAGCAGGTTGCCCGTGATGCCCGCGAGGCTGGAGCAACGGCTCGGGCTCAGACGGCGGCTGCTGGCATTGAAGGAAGGACGGTTGATCTTGTCCACGCCCAGTTTGCCAGAGATGTCGCTGAATTCGAGTCGGCATCCATCCGCAACCTGCGATCTTTCAGGTCTCAGTCATCCATGGAAGCGAAGGCGATCTACGCCCGTGGGCAGAATGCCATCAACAACGGCTATCCCAACCCGCTGCCGCCTCCGGCCACGGTGTCCCCGGCAACCAGCATCATGAACGGCATCAGCACCGGAATTGCCACCTACGGGGCGTTGTCCTCCTTCCGTTCACCTGATGTCGGCGCAGCCGCCAACCCAACGGTCAACAACCCGAATGCTCCTTGGTTCCTCCAAGCCAACCCATCGACTCCCTACCTCCTGAGCCGCTAAAACATGGCAAAGCAACGAAGCCGCCCCAGCCTTGACGTTCAGGCCACTCCCGTCAGCACCTTTACGGCTGCCGTGGCTCCCGCTGTTGAACTATACGACCAGCAGAGCGTCAACCTTGCCCTCCAGTTTGCGGATGCCTTCAAGGACCTGTCGGTGTCTGCCGCAAACCTTGCGGGAACCCTGAAGAAGGAGAGCAACGAGAAGGAACTGCAAAGGGGCATGGATCTGGTCAACCAGAGCCGCAAGTCCTACAAGCAGTTGATGGATTCCGGGGAGATCAAGCCAACGGAAAATCCGTGGATGGCCATCGGTGCCCAGCAAGCCAGCGGAACCATGGAAGGCATGAAGGCACGGGCGCACTTCAACCAGATCTATGAGCAGCGGTCTCAGCAGGATCAGGCTTTCTTCGACAACCAGACCTCGTTTGACGCCCTTGCAGCACAGTATGCCGACAACGTGAACAAGACCATCGGGAACACTCCCTACATGGCTCGGTCGTTCTACGAGGCTTTCAACCCCCACATTGCCTCAATGGGGATGAAGCATGAGGCGAAGGTGACCGAAGCCCGGAACCAGAAGGTTCTTGTCGGCATCGGGGCCGAGTTTTCCAAGGCCGTGCAGGATTCTCGCAGCCAAGACCCAATCATCAAGAATAATGCACTTGCCTCGTTGCAGGAAACCACGGATGAATTCATCCGCATGGGATACAGCCCGAAGCAGGTCAATGAGGCCATCATCGACAATGCGATCAACGTCATGGCCACCACCGACGATGTCGATGCCGCTGAACGGATCTTTGCACAATTGAGGTCTGGAACCGGGCTGCTGAAGGACACGGAATACGCCAAGGGTGTTCTGCTTGCCAACCGAGCCAAGATCGAAAGCAACAAGCAGCGGCTGACCACGGAAGAATCCAAGAAGTTCTATGACTGGTCGCAGAGGACCGTGGCAGAGGCGGTGGCCGGAAAGATCACCCAAGAAGAGGCTCTGGAGCGGTTTGACAAGTTTGTGGAGTCCGAGATCACGATTTCCGGGCCAGAATCCGAATCAAAGCGGGCATGGCTGCTGAACTCCATCGGCCAAGGAAAGCAGCGGGCCGAGCAGGAGCGAATCAAGCAGAACGAGAACACGATCTACAAGACGATCAATGACTCGTTTCAGGTCCCAACGGAATATCTCCAGAATGAGGATGCATACCGTGGGAAACTTGAAGACAGGCTTGAAAACATGTTTGTCGAATTCGGGATCAGCGAAGAGGACAAACTGAAGTTTCGGAACCTGTTTGCAAAGGAGTGGGAGAACAATTCCGAGAAGCGGATGATGTTCCGTGTTCAGGCAATGACGGAGGAACTGTGGAATGGCTCCATTGGGGCTGATGGAAACAGGACTCCGGGGATCATGCAGGTGGCGCAGGACGAGATCGGGACCTTCTTCGCTCCAAAGCCGGGAGAAGCCCCAACGGTTCCAAACTTCGCTTCCTACAAGAACCAGATCGATGAAGTCCGCACCCAGATGGGCATTCAGCCGAACACCGAGAAAGCCAACGCCCTCTACAAGGCAGACTATGACCGCCTGTCCAAGGTGATTGACGCCTACGAAACTCAGGCAAAGGAAAAGTTCAACGGTTCTTTGCAGCCCAACGTCAACGATTCACTCGACGTTCGTGAGGCAAAGACCCAGACTAGGTCTTCCCTGCGTTTCCTGCGAATGAAGATGGGCACGGCGTTCAACGACAATCGTGAAGCGATCCGGGCAGTCCATGCCTACAACGCGGCCATGAACCCGGCTTCCGCCGAACGAGGAGAAAACACGGATGCGTTTGAAGACAACCTTCGGGCTTACCGACTGGCGGTTCTCAATGGCGTAGACCTTGATCAGGTTGTCGTAAATCCGCAGTCTCCCAACGGAAAGCGGATGCTGACGGAACTCAAGTGGGCAGTATCCCAACTTGGAAATGGAGTGCAGCCCACCGATATCCAGCGTGACTTGGCCATGGGCCGGGTCTTTGGAACGGAACTGGACACCAACTTCTATGAACGAGCCAATCCACTTGGATGGCTTCAGTTTGGAGCCGGAAGTGGGGTGGATTCGGACAGTTTTAATGCTGGAATGATGGCATTCAGGCAGGAAAACGGCGTTACCGAACCGGATGCAGCCATGTATTCCGCTTCGCAGTTCTGGAACAAGTATCTGGATGCGGCCCGTGGAGAAGCCATGGGGGATGGCGAAAAAGCAATCAAGATCGCAAATGAAAAGGTTCTTCAAGACAACTTGATTGTCCGTGGTTCGCTGATTCCGAAGAGGAAGTTGAACGTGGATGCCGATTTCATTGAGGCATACCTGCGAGTCAAGTATCCGAAGAATCCACGGGCAACCTTTGTCGTTGTCCAGAACCTGTCGGATGGAACTGCAATGCTGGCTGCGCGAGAAGACGGACAGGCTCTTGATTACGGCCTTATTCCCAGCACTTCCCTCAATGTTTCCAGCGCAAATCCAGAGACCATTCAGTTCTTCAAGGAAGTCCGTGACATGAAAGACCGGGTTTCCAAGCAGAAGATTGAGCGTGAAAGGGCAATTCGCCGTCCGCTGTATTGATTTAAACACATGGAAAAGGCAACATTCGATTCTCCCATCTTCTCGCTCACTCCGTTCGAGCGAATTGAGATGGAACAGAAAGCCACACAGGCCCAGATCCATGACCCGGATGTTCAGGACATGGTGGATGGGTACGGTGGACGATTCATACTCGGGAACAGGAGTTCACTCTCTGGAGTCCTTGGTTGGTATCTCGGAGAGGCCGTTGCCAACCCGTTTACCGACGAGGAAGATGCCCCGCTGAACCTGTACAAGACCAAGTCTGAAGCCGATCCCCTGAAGGATGACCTGACATTCGGTCTGGACAACAACATCGAAGGCATTGTCGATGGACTTCAGGGCGTTCCCTTCGACAACTGGGACTACATCCTGAGTGCCAAGACCTACGGGAACTTCAAGGATCGTCTGCGATTCGTGAAGGCGGGTCTTCCAGAGGCTCAGGCGCAAGGTGTTGGCGGCATCGTGGGAACCGTTGGAGATATTGCCGGATTGACCGCCATCTCAATGGCCGCAGAACCCCTGATCCTGACCGGAATGGGCGTCGAAACGATTTTGGCTGGACGCGCCGCCGCTTCGGTGTCTGGCCGTTGGAAGATGCACCAGACCATCGCTGAGTCCGCCACAGAAGCCGCCAGCACCATCAGCAGAACCAGTCTCGCCGCACGGTATACGGCTTTTGGAATCGCGGAAGAAGTCGCATACCAAAGTGCCAAGAACGGTCTGGATCCAACCTACTCGCCGGAAGCGGGTCAGGTAATTCAGGACATCGTCGTTTCAGCAGCAGCCAACGGCCTTATCGGGGGATTGCTGTTTGGCCGTCAATTCGCGGCTGAACGTATTGCCGAAGAGGCCAGCAAGTTGCGCCGATCCAAGACCGTGAACCTTCCCGGCGGATATACGGTCAGTTACGACCCGGCCTTGTCCTTCGATTCCGTTGCGGCAGCCGACCAGATGTTGTTTGCCCGTGGAACTGGGACGCTTGCAGACGAGGTCGGCAAGGCTTCAGATGCGGTGTGGAACGATTGGCAGCGGACGGCCACCTTCGGCACTCCCGGCTTCCGACCCGGCGTGGACTTCTTCGTTCCCGGAACAAGAGAGATGCCTCTTCGGGTTGCTGGTCAGGCCGCAGTCCGTGGAGAAGTCATGGGAGTCCGGTCTGCAATCAAGGCAGCCGCTTTTGAGGTTTCGTTGGCTGGCGGCCCGATGACCAAGGAAGTCTTCAATCTGGTGGCTTCCGCGTTGGTCAAGGTTGAGTCTCAGAAACTGGTGGCTGGAGCATTCAACAAGGCTTTCTGGGAAGAAGTGACCAAGGGCTTGGCTCCAGAGGTGGCCGCAAAGTTGCGGAAGAGCGGAGAACGGGCCTTCATCGGCGGGATTGACCGAAGCCTTGAAACGGTGGCTACCCGAGATGACATGGTGACTTCAATCTGGGACGCCTTCCGAATGGGTACCCATCTTGATGGAACCACCAATAAACTGACCAAGGAAGCCGAAGGATCGCTGATCTTCCAGATCCTCCATGAGATCAAGAACCGTGGTGGAACGGTGAACCGAAAGGCCGTGGAAGAGATCGTTGACGAACTCCGGGTGATTGCACAGAATCCTCCTACAAGGGTGAATGCCCGTGGCAGGACGATCCTTGATGCAAACACTCGCCGGATGCGTGTTGCAGAGATCGTGAACAAGCGGGCCAAGTCTGGCAAGGAGATCTACATTCCCGCCAGCCTGATGAACAAGGTCAAGATCATTCCCGGACAGGCTGTTGCGGGAGCCGCTGCTGGTACTGCCCGTGCCGTTGGAACCGATCCTACTTTCAGCGATACTCCTCGCCTGACTCGGTTTCTTACAGAGCGAATTCCAATCTGGAGTTACTTCGGAAATCAATCTGCTCGGGTTCTTCAGTCGAAGAACGGCGCGGTACGAAACATTGCATGGCATGCCTTCAATGCCCGCAGGTCTCTGGACAAGGCTCAACCTCAGACCATCATGGAAGCGGGTACGTCAGCACTTCACTTCCTGATGTTCTCCTTTCTCCGTGGCTACAGGAATCAGTACATCCGATTTGCCCTCGGTGCTGGAAACCAGAATGTGCCGCTGGACAAGGTCAATCTGACTTCGGCATTCAAGATGGCATTTGGAAACAAGGATCTGCGCCGGGAGTTCCACCGCCGAATCGGCCAGCAGATGCGTTCCGGGGCCTATGACGATGCCGTGGATGCCGTGAACGATGCCGCCAAGGGCTTCAGGGAACTCCTGAACAAGGTCCACGACATGGCCTATCAGGTGGGATTGAAGGGATTTGAGAAGGGTGGTGTTGTCAACTATTTCCCCCGCCTGTGGCGATTCGACAGGATCCGGCGTCTGGCCAGCACTCCTGAGGGAAAGAAGGATCTGATCCGGCTGATCCGCTCGTCCATCGATCAAAACGGGCGCAAGGTCGTGATCAACGGCGTCGAGACCACCTTCACCGGGGATCTTGACGAAGCCGCTCAAGCCTTTGCGGAACGGCTGATCAGCATCGCAAACAAGACTGAGAATGCTCCGCTTCTGGAACATGAGCAGGAACTGGCGGATGCGCTCCAGAGCCTCGAAGGCCCGCTCAAGGCCAAGGCAGGAAGCAAGACTCCCTTTGGTCGGGCTCGAATCCTCCTGAATGAACAGGCAACGATCCAGAACGGGGGAGGGATTGACCACCTCGGGGACGGCAAGACAATCATGTCCATTGCCGACCTGACGAATGATGATCTGCCCTTCGTGTTCAAGAAGTACCTGACCTCCATGATGGGGGCAATCAACGAGAAGAGGCTTCTGAACGCCATCAACGACGAATTCAGGGCCCGTGGGATCTTCGGTGCAGAGTTCCGCAACGCTTCGGGAGAGGTGTTCAAGGACATCGTTGAGGCCGAATCCATTGATGACGCCATCAAGATTGCCCGAAAGATCAGCGGAGAAGTCGAGCAAGGAACGGAAGAGGCCCTGAGGGAAGTCATCGCGGCAATCCGCTATGAACCCCTGCACCGGGGAACAACCGGATGGGGCGACCGGATCCTTGGAATCGCCATCCCATACGGCTACCTAACCACGGGCGGCCAGTTCGGACTTGCGGCCTTCGGTGAAATTGCCCGCATTGTCAGCACGGTTGGATGGAGGCAGATGCTTGTTCAGATGCCGATCCTCAACGAGATGATTGGGAACTGGAAGAACATGGACAAGGAGGCCCAGAACTTTGCTTCCTTCATTGATACTTGGTTCGCCCCATCGACAGACCGAATGCGGCGGGCCTTCATGGATGTCTCGGTGCAGCCTTCGTCCATGGATGGCGTCCTCAAGAAGGGGATTGACGCCACCGCCAACCTGATGTCTGACATAACTGGTCTTGCTCCGATCACCAGTTTCACCCAGCAGTTGACCGCCGCATCCACCCTGCAACACCTCTATGACGTAAGCCGTGGCGTCACTACTCGGATGGACAACGCTTCGATCCGAGCCCTTGGACTTGAACCTGAGCAGTACCAGCAGATCATTGATTTTGTCGGCAGCAATGCAGAGATCCGTGAAGGATTCTTGGGAGCCCGCATCACCAATCTCAAGAATCTTGATTCCAAGGAAATGGACCTGATCAAGGCTTTCGTGCAGCGCATGGTTGAGAGCCGAATTCAGAGCATTCCAACCAGAGGCGACTTCCACAAGTTGGCATTTGGGTTCTTTGGCCGACTTGTGACTCAGTTCCGAACCTTCAATCTGAAGGGAATCGACAACTTCCTCATCCAGAATGCGGGCCGTACTGCCAAGGGTGGTGGAGTGCAGGTGGCTCAGGAAATCACCAGCACCATGCTCCTCAGCGGACTGATTTCCTATGGCCGTAACTATGCCGATTGGCGGTCTCAGGTTGCGGCAGGAGACAAGGAAAGGGCCGCTGAAACGGAGAAGACCTTGACGGTTGCTGGAGCCCTAAGAGGCAGCCTGATGGGACCATCCGAATTCTTCCTGCCCACCACCGGAACCGATGCGCTCTGGACAACGCTGGTGGACAAGGATCCGCTGTTCTCTCCATATCGTTACTCAGGACTGGCTTGGTACGGCTTTCCGGGACTGGCCACCGTATCCAGAGCCGGAGGCATTGCCAAGGATGTCTACGGCAGGTCCGTTGGCAAGCCGCTTGGCCTTGACATTGAACGGGAGATCACCCAAGGAACGCTTCATAAGGCACGATTGCTGCTCCCATTCCAGAACATTCCAATCATCAAGCAATGGCTGAACATCAAGGAACAGGACATTGTTGATGAATACAATTTGGAAAAGACGCAACCTAGAGACAGGGATTGATTCTAAGGAAACTTTCCATGGCAAACAGTTACAAAATCCATACCGCTAACGGATCCACCACAGACTTCGGCTTTTCCGACATCGATGGTTGGATCTCCAGCGGCTTTCTGAAGGTCTATGTCAATGATGTCCTCCAGACCACGGGGTACACCCTTCAGGACCTGACCACGGCCAGCCCGTTCGTCCGCTTTGCCACGGCTCCGGCCAACCTTGCCATTGTCAGGATTCAGCGAGAGACCCCCAGCACGGTTTCCGGTTTCCAAGGAAACGTGGTCAACTTCAATGATGCCTCGGTTCTGACCGAAGCAGACCTCGACAACATGGCCAAGGGCCTGTTGCACATCTCTCAGGAAGCGGAAGACACGGGTTCAGGGGCCCTTCCTCTCAATCTTGCTCAGACCCATTGGGATGCCGGGGCCAAGAAACTGACCAACCTTGCCGACGGCACTGATGCTCAGGATGCCGTCACGATGGCCCAGTTGACCACGGCTACCCTGTACGGTGGAGCAACGACTACGCCTCAGGTCTGGGCTTGGACCGGAACTGGAAGTGATGCCTATGCCTTCAGTCCCGCGCCTCTCAACCTGACTGAAGAGATGTTCCTTGTCGAACGGGGTGGCGTGATTCAGCATCCGGATACCTACACGATCACGGAAACGGCCCTTGTGTTTGATACTCCGGTCGGCAGCGGTGTGGCCATCAATGCCCGCAACTTCGGCGTGGCCCGGAACATCAATGAGTCCGTCACCACGGCCATGCTGGTGAATGACTCGGTGACTGCCGCAAAGTTGGCCGACAGCGTGTCCGTGGATGGGGACCGTGCAGTCACGACCAACCACATTCGAGACACGGCAATCACCACCGCAAAGATTGCCAACGATGCGGTGACCTACGCCAAGATTCAGAATGTCTCGGACACGGACAAGGTTCTAGGTCGATCCTCGGCTGGAGGGGGCGACATCGAAGAGATTATCTGCACTCTTGCGGGGCGGTCGCTTCTGGATGATGCTTCGTCCAGCGAACAACGTAACACTCTTGGACTCGGCACCTTGGCCGTAAAGTCCACGATTATCAACACGGACATCGATGCCACCGCCGCAATCGCCCTGTCCAAACTCACGACCATTAACTCGGCAAGGATCCTTGGTCGAATCACGGCTAATGCAGGAGCCATTGAGTCGCTTGATGCAGGAGGTGCCCGTAGTGTGCTTGGAATCCCATCTCCAGCAGAACAAGCGGATCGAACCAAAATCGGTGCCTTGGCTATTGCGACATGGGTGGCTGCGACAATGGGCAACAATGCCCCAGCACCGGGAACGACAATCACGGGTACTCCCAATAAAGTTGTGATAAACGCAACCACCAATGACTGGGTCATCAACACAAGCGGAACCCATGTAGGCGGCACTTGGACCGTGTGTTCCGCAAACGTCACAGACGCCTCCCGCTATTCTATTCTTCTTGTGAGGACGGCATAACATGGCAACGACCAAAATCCATCCGGAAATGACGGAGAACGTCCTGAGGACGGACATCACCAACCAGTCCCTGACGGCAAACACGGTCCTTACCAACGCGGGTTTCAACAAGGCCCTCCCCATCGGCATCATCCTGCCATGGCCCTTGGCTGCGGTTCCCGAGGGTTGGCTGGAATGCGCCGGATCGACCTACAACATTGCCGATTACCCGGTTCTTGGGGCCCTTCTTGGAAGCACCTACGGGGGCAACGGAACGACCACCTTCGGGGTGCCGTCGATCAAGGCCAGCGTTCCTGCGGGATTGTCCGCTGGATCCGGCACCTACATCATCCGAGCCCTCAACGCGAACAAGTAACATGCACGGCGAACCAGAAATCATGCTGGCCATTGGCCGCCTTGAAGGCAAGGTCGATACCCTGATTCAAATGCAGCGAATCCAAGAAGAGCAGTTGAAGAACCATGAAGAACGACTTCGGCAACTGGAGCATTCGCGGTCTTTCACTATGGGTATGGCTGCGGCTGTCGGGGCTGGTGTCTCTGTTGCGCTCAATCTCGCTGTAAAAGCAATCTCCTAAAGGAACAACATGGCAGTCATTCGCGTCATCAATGCACAGACGATCTCTACCTCTCCCACCGATTCCTCCTCGGTCGCCCCGGATCTCCAGCCTGACCAGTACGGCACGGTGATTGTCACCCACAGCGGCTCCCGCCTCTCCCCCAGCAGCACCGTTGCGGCCTTCCTTCAGGGTTCGCTGGATGACGGCACGACTTGGTTCGACATTGAGCCCATGAAGCCCAGCGATACCACCTACATCAACGGCAATGCCAATTCGTGGTGCCGAGTCGTTCCGCTGGTGAAGATGCTGCGAGTCCGCATCGTCAATGGCGGCGGTCTGGTGTACAACGCTTGGGTGATTGAGTGATCAACAGGAGCCGTCATGGCATTGAGCAAGATCATCGCTTCTCGGCACAATCGCAGGACCACCCTGATCCCCTTTCCGGGGACGGTGGATGACGGCTCCACGCTCTCGCTGGACTTCACCACGGGCGTCCTCGACCCGCGCCTGACGTTCACGCGCACGACCAACGCCACCTTCATCAACTCGCAGGGGTATGTGGAGTGGGCTGCTGCAAACATTCTCACATACAGCGAAGCGCAAGACAATAACGCATATTGGAATGCTTACGGCACATCTGTGACGCGAACGGCTGGTAAATCAGATCCGCTTGGAGGAACTGGTGCTGTTGAACTCACCTTTGATGCGACATCAACAGATGCCGTAATCAGCAGAGCGGTTGCAGTATCGCAGGGCATTCAGTACACGCTTTCAATTTGGATTCGTGCTGTTTCAGGGACTCTTTCCAATGTTCGCATAGCACGGGCTGCAACTCCAACTGGAGCGTTTTCCCCGGTGCTTACTACCGCTTGGCAGCGATTTCAACTGACATTCGTAGCATCAAGCGCAAGTGACGGAATTGAAATCCGCGTGTTGAACAGCGGTTCTCCAAAGACGGCAACATTTCAGGTCTTCGGAGGACAACTGGAACCGGGTTCAGTCATGCGCGATTATCGCGCAACAACTGCAAATGCCTACCAAGCCCCACGTTTCGACTACGACCCGACCAGCATCGGCACTCCGCGAGGGCTGCTGATTGAGGGAAGCGCGAACAACCTAGTCTTTAGTAGTGTTGATTTATCGAATGCAACCTACTGGTCGCAAATTGGAACTGGAATTGTTGTTCAGGGTTCTCAAGGCC